TACAGTTCGTGATACTGGTGATGATGATGAAAGAGACGATGGTCTGGGGCCGGGTGGCGGCAGAATAGGTATGGGCGGTTTTTCAGATGGAACTGGCCGTAAACAAAATGCTACTATTATGGGTGTCTCGTTTGACGGTATGGGCGAAGGTATCATGGGCGGTATTGGTGGAGGATTAAAAACGGCTGCTAGTCTCGCTATGGGTAAACCTATTCCAGATAGTGCTACTGCCACATTTACTTATGATAATCAGCAATACACCATATCAGGTTCTGAATATAATAACCTTAAAGAAGCTGGATACAAAGGAAGTTTAGCAGATAAAATTGTAGCAACTCTTAAAACTGAAAGTGGTATCAGTAGGGGTAGTATTGACTACGATACTAAAACAGGAACTTTTAAAGATAAAAAATCAGGCGAAACTTTCCAAGATAAAGACGATGATGGTGATGGTATTGGTGACATTTTAAATAAAGCAGGTCAAAGTATTTACTCTAATGTAGACTCAGATGATTTAATTAAGTCAGGACAAAAACTTAACTCCTCTCAAAAAGCAGTGGCATCTGCGTATAATGATGCCGTATTTGATGCGTTTCAATTTGATGATGATGACGATAGCGACAATACTAGCAGCAGTAGTTCATCGTCTAGTTCAGGTTCCTCAAGCAGCAGTAGTTCATCGGGAGGTCCACCCGGTGGGGGAGGTAGTTTGGGTTATGGTGGTAGCTATGGTGGCTCCGATAAAGGCTCTGACTTAGGAAAAAGTGATCCCTTTAGTGATAGAGGAAGATTCGGCAATAAAGGTATGCTTGTAACCCGCAAGAAACCCAAAGCCAAAAAGATGAAGCGAGGCGGTTTAGCTTCTAAAAAATAACCGCAATCAGTTGGCCTACCCATCCCCCACCCGACAGGTGGCTACGTTGGCCCCAACAAGGAGTAAAACAAATGGCAGAGTCTGCTACAATCATGGCTGAAGAAATGCAGCCGGAAAAGAAAATTGCGTTTGCAAATCGTAAATACACTAACGAAGAAAAGCGCAGGATGGAAGAAGAAGAACTTGAGAAACTAATCAAGGAACAAGCAGGTGAAGCAGAAGAAGCTGAACCTGAAGAACAAGAACCAGAGAACGCAGAAGAGAAAACATTCAAGAAGCGTTACTCTGATCTTCGTAGACATCAGCAGAAACAAGCTGAAGAGTTTAAAGAAGAAATCGAAAAACTCAAGTCTCAACTCAGTGCTGCAACTAAAAAAGAAATGCAGCTTCCTAAGTCAGATGATGACTTAGAGAGTTGGGCTAGACAATACCCAGACGTTGCTGCAATCGTAGAAACAATTGCTATCAAGAAGGCGAAGGAACAAGCTGACGGCTTGGAAGAACGCATGAAAGTAATTGACGACATGCAGTATACAGCAAAGAAAGAAAAAGCTGAAGCAGAACTTATGCGTCTGCATCCAGACTTTGACGAAATTCGTGACAGCGATGAGTTCCATGAGTGGGCAGAAGATCAGCCTAAGTGGGTACAAGATGCTCTGTACGAAAATGACAACGACGCTAAGTCGGCTGCACGTGCAATTGACTTGTACAAGGCTGACAAAGGTATGTCAACTAAGAAGTCTGCATCAGATAAGTCTGCTGCAAAATCTGTTGATTCTCGTAGGTCGCGTAGTAAACCGCAGGGCGATGAGTCCACAACCTACATTAAAGAGTCTGAAGTTCAGAAGATGTCTCCTCAAGAATATGAGAAGCGTTCTGACGAAATCATGGAAGCTATCCGTTCTGGAAAGTTTGTCTATGATGTTTCTGGTTCTGCCAGATAAAAAAAGTGTTGACAAATAGTTATTTTTTAGTATAACTATATGCAACACTAGTGTAAGTGGGTTCGCTACCTGCTTACACTAATCCGCAAACACCTCATTCTTACGGATTACCTGACGAGCATGGCCCGTTGAATATTCGGTCGGCCAACTGAATAGAACACGCACCCATAGTGAATCAGCCTCTGACTAGTCTGGTGAGTTTGTATCTGTTTACATTAGCCTACATAGGAGAAAATCATGGCTTTTACTACTGCTAGTGGTTATGGTAATCTTCCTAACGGTAACTTTTCACCCGTAATTTACAGCAAACAGGTGCAACTTGCTTTCCGCAAGGCCGCTGTTTGTGAAGCAATCACCAACTCCGATTACTTCGGTGAGATTGCAGCAATGGGCGATTCCGTTAAGATTATCAAAGAACCCGAAATCACTGTTAAGGCATATGCCCGTGGTACGACTATCACGCCGCAAGACCTTGACGACGAAGACTTCAGCCTGACGATTGACAAAGCTAACTACTTTGCATTCAAGGTTGACGACATTGAAGAGGCGCACAGCCACGTTAACTTCCAGTCTCTGGCAAGTGACCGCGCTGCTTACCGCCTTGCCGACCAGTTTGACCAAGACGTTCTTGGCTACCTGTCGGGCTTCAAGCAGTCTGCTCTGCATGCAAATGCAGACACCGCTAACGACGTAGTTAATGGTTCTAAAGCTGTTACTACCGCCGGTTCGGACGAACTGCTTGCAAGCATGAAGCTGGACGCTTCTGACTTCTCTGATGGTGCCGGTTCTGTCGGCAGTGCAGGTGCTGCAATTGCTATCCAGCCTCGTACTGGTGGTGCAACTGATGCAACCCCTGCTGCTGGTGATACCCACCCGCTGACCCTTCTTGCACGTATGGCCCGTCTTCTGGACCAGCAAAACGTGGACTCGCAAGGTCGTTGGCTGGTAGTTGATCCGGTCTTCATGGAAGTACTGAAGGACGAGGACTCTCGTCTGTTCAATGCTGACTTTGGTGGTTCTGGCCTTCAAAACGGCCAGATTGGTACTCAGATTCACGGCTTCCGTGTTTATCAGTCCAATAACCTGCCGTCTGTCGGTACTGGTTCGTCCTTTGCTGGAGCAAACAGCAGCACCAACTACGGTGTAATCGTAGCTGGCCACGACTCCGCTGTTGCAACTGCAGAGCAGATTAACAAGACCGAAACCTACCGCGACCCTGACAGCTTCGCTGACATTGTTCGTGGTATGCACCTGTATGGCCGCAAGATTCTTCGTCCTGAAGCACTTGTTAACGCCATCTATCACTTGGCATAAAGGGAGGAATGAAAAATGGCACTTGGTGACAACACTCTGACCGCTGCACGAGGTAATTCTCAGCGAGGTCGAAATCCCTATATGGTTCAAGGCATTCTGGACTTTGCACAAGCTGCAACTGACAAGGGTTCTAACCTTGCCGCAGCCGACGTAATTCCTGTACTGACCATCCCTGCCAACACCGTTATCCTTGGCGCAGGTATGGAAGTAACAGCAGCACACGCTGGTACTTCTACTAACACTGCATTTGACCTTGGTATCGGTGGTGGTGCTAACTTTGTGGATGGGTTTGACTTTGATGGTGCATCTGTTGGCGACTATGCTACAATGGCAACTACTGCCCCTGTAGTAATTGGTGGCACAGCAGATAACCTTGACGTTACCCTGCAAGCAATGACTGGCACAACAACTGCTGGTAAAGTTCGTGTCTTTGCTATCCTGATGGATATTGATGACTTGGGTACTATGTCTGCTGATGAAGTAGACCGAGATACTCTTGCCTAACTAAAGTAAGGGGGCAGCTTTCGGGTTGCCCCTTCATTTACTCGCCATGATATAGGAGAAACAAAATGGCAATTACAACTTCAATTTGTAACAGTTTTCTGGGCGAACTGCTTAATGCAGAACACGATCTTAATTCACATACCATTAAGATGGCGTTGATTAAACCAAGTATGTCGGGAACGTACGACGATACAACCACTAGCTACGATACTGTAACTAGTAACAGTGATGAAGCAACTGGCACCAACTATTCTGCTGGTGGACAAACGCTAGAAGGCATTACCATCACCACTAGCCAGACAGGAGACCGTGCTTTTGTAGATATCGACAATGAGGTGTTTTCAAATGTGACTACATCTGCTCGTGGTTGCATCATATACAATACCTCTACTACTCCAGCTAACAAAGCTATAGCTGTGTTTGACTTTGGTAGCACCATTTCTGCTACCGCTGGTGATCTTACTGTTACTATGCCGGGTCCCGGCACTAACGGAGATGCTGCAGTTATTCGTATCGCTAATAGCTAAGGGCTAGTACAATGGCCCTCATTCTCAAAGACCGCGTTAAAGAGACGACGACGACAGAAGGTACTGGCACCTATACTCTTGCGGGTGCCGTGACTGGGTTTGAGGCGTTTTCTGCTGTTGGCGATGGTAATACGACGTATTACTGTTGTACGGACGGCACGGAATTCGAAGTAGGTATTGGTACGTACACTGCTTCGGGTACCACTCTCGCACGTACAACAATTCTGGAGTCGAGCAGCAGCGATGCGGCGGTGAACTGGACCGCTGGCACGCGGGACATCTTTGTTACGCAGCCAGCAGAAAAAGCGGTGTTCCTTGACGCCAGCAACAAACTTGATCTTAACGGCAATGCCATTGAGATGGGCGGCGGGTCCATTAATTTAGATGCTGACGGAAACTCGTCTATTAGCGCGTCATCTAACGACATCATTCGTTTTGAAATAAATGGCACTGGTGAGTATGTTTTAGGCGTTGACGAACTTAGACCTTTCGGCAATGAACAGTGTCAATTAGGTTCAACATCACGAAGATGGTCGGGGCTTTTCAGCACGAATGGCGACTTTACTGGTGACATTACAGTCTCCGGCACGGTTGATAGTCGCGACCTTGCTACTGACGGCACGAAACTCGACGGCATCGAAGCCTCTGCGGACGTAACCGACACTGCCAACGTCACCGCTGCTGGTGCGTTGATGGAAAGTGCGGTCACTAATCCAGATGACGTGAAGTCATTCGACCCTGCTGACTATGCACCTGCCGCTCAGACAATCAACTTCCAAACCGGCACAACCTACACAACAGTTTTGTCCGACGCTGGTAAACTCGTCATCCTAAGCAATGCGTCTGCAATCGCTCTAACCATCCCGCCTAACTCTTCCGTTGCCTACCCCACAGGCACACGCATCGACTTTATCCAGACTGGCGTGGGGCAAGTAACCGTAGCTGGCGGCACTGGAGTGACAGTCAATGCGACGCCAACACTGAAGTTTCGCTCACACCACTCTGCCGCGTCGTGTATCAAGATTGCAACGGACACTTGGCAGCTTGTCGGTGACTTGGCTGAAACATGACAAGCGCACTGGGCATAATCGCATCGGGGCATAAGTTTGCAGCGGCTGCGCTGACATTGAGTTTCAACGCTCGAACCTATGACGAAGACACAACCGGTGCCGCTAACGAAGACGACACGAGGACGCTCACAACCAGTCTGTCCGCAGGTTCCGCAGGAGACCTAGCCATTTTGTGTGAGAGACGAATCAACGGTAAAAGCACAACAGTTCCTGCTGCCAACCTAAACACAGGATGGACATTAATCGGCACCGGCCCGACCAACGCCGCAAATGAGTTTCGTTTTGACCTTAGCTACAAAATAATGACCGCCTCAGACATATCCAGCGGGTCAGTGACTACCGGCCAGTCTGAGGTTCAACAGAATACCATCTTATTTTTTACGCCGTCTCAGGCCATCACGTCTGTGTCTTCGTACGGCTTTACATATGCCGATACTGCGGGGGCATTAAGCAATCAGACACAAAGCGTCACATCGTCAGGCGCATCGGCACCGGTAATTGTGTTTGGCATAAAGGCGACGCACGGTGGGGCTGGCGGTCACCCACGCTCAGCGACCTTTGGGACAGTAAGCTGGGATGCTGATTTTTACGAGTCCACTAACAACACCGGTTTATCAATTCGGCCCGACGCCAGCCGTGTTGGTTACATAATACAAAACTCAACGCTTTCTGACGTGACTGCAACTTTCACTGATGAGGGCAATAACCAGCAAGCGGCAACCTTTCACCTGAGTGTTGCGTAATGTTTGGTTTTTCCGCATTTAGTGAACAACCATTTGCATCATTAGTAGATGATGCAGTTAGTAGTGCGGCAACGCTTACTGGTGTGGGTTCAACCGCCGCTGATGGCGCGGTATCGGCTAAGAATAGTTCTACTGTTGCGTTAACGGGTGTAAACTCTACTGCCAGTGACGGGGCTGTATCGGCTAAGAATAGTTCTACTGTTGCGTTAACCGGAGTTAATAGCACAGCTTCTGATGGTACAGTTACCGCTGGTGGTAAAGGCAATACCTCTGTTACAGGTGTTAATGCCACTGCCAGTGATGGCACTGTAACAGTTAGTGTAGCAGATTCAATTACACTGACAGGAGTCAATTCAACCGCCTCTAAAGGTTCAGTTGCTTCTTTTACAGACAACCAAACTTTTCTAGCTGGTGTAAACTCCACGGCATCATCTAGTGCAGTTATACCTAGTAATAACTCTACTATTGAAATCACAGGAGTTAATTCTACTGTCTCTGACGGCGCTTTATCTGTAGATGTTTCGCAGTCAATAACACTAACTGGTGTTAATTCTACTGTAGCAGATAATAATGTAACAGCTAGTAATACGTCTTCTGTCGAAGTTGCAGGTGTTAATTCTACGGCGGCAGATGGCACACTTCTTGCATCGGCAAACAGCGGTACACTAGTAGGTGTTAATGCTACGGCAGCAAGTAACGCGGTTACGTCAACGGGTACGGGTAACACTACTCTTGCCGGTGTTAATAGTAC